CGTCGGCTTAAAATGTGGATGACGATTTTTCAAACAGAATTCCAACAGGCGATCGGATTTTTCTTTTACCTTGTGGAACCTGGTTTCCCGTTTGTCGCCTTTGACGTGAACGTATGGCGTCGACTTCAAGGTTCCGTCGATCCCCCGCGTCCAGGCTTCCGCCTCGCCTAAGTCCAGGAATTCGGCCAGGGCGTCGTCCCATTCCATTTTGAAATCGGGATCGCGTTCGGCTAAATCGTACCAGGACGACCTGTTCATTTCGCCTTTTTTGGCCGCCGACGTGACCCGCCCGTTCGCTTTCAAATCTTTCAGAAAAAGTAAGCGACGGCGGGGGGTTATGGTTTTTTTTCGTGCCAACGTTCAGCGCCTCACGCGTGACATAGTTGTCGGGTTGTCGGGTTGGACTAGGTCAATACTATAACGATTTTATACTGCCATTCAACAAAAGCCCGTCGAAGGCGCGCCGTGTCCGTGTCGTGACCCTTCGCGTCCTCGATGACCACCAGGCCGGAAACGTTGTCGTAATACCGAAAATCGGCTTTGTAACTGCAGCGACGACCGTTCGGATATCCCTTCGATCGAATCTTGACGGGATCGTCGTCAGTTCCCAGGGGGAAGCGCGGTTGAAGTTCCAGGTCGGTTATTTCGTGCGCCCGTTCTAACAGCTTCAATTCGGAATAGCGGCGGGCCTCGCGGCGTGAATCGAATGTGATCCCATCGACGACGGTTTTCCTGGCCCCGAAATTATTCCGGGGGCGGGTCATCGCGGGCGATCGCGTCTTCGGCCAGTTGCTTCAATAGGTCATTGACGTCGTTCCGGACCTTGCGTTTCTTTTTCTTTTGTTCTTCGGTTTCGGGTTCAGCGGCGACGAGGTTAATTTTTGCCGGTTCGATTGTGGTCGCTTCGACGACGACGTTCACTTCCGGGGCGGGGATCACGACCGGGGGAATCGGTTCGGGCTTCGCTGGCCAATCGATCAACGTTACCGACACGATATCGCCATGCTGTTCGATGACTATTTGCGGATAACCCTTCGGAACCAGCATCGCAACCGGGACCGGCGTCGCCGGGGCCGGAGTGTTCTTTTGACTGCAACCCAGGAACCCGCATTTCGCGACTTCGCCTTCGCCGCCGCCCCCGTTATCAGCGCCACCAGGATCGCCAGGATCGCCACCGTCCCGACCGTCGTTTCCATTAGCCCCGGCTGGACCGGCTGGACCGGCTGGCCCTGGATCGCCTGGGGGACCGGCTGGACCGGCTGGACCGGCTGGACCAGTTTCGCCGCCGTGGTCGTGTCCGTGTCCGTGTCCATTCCCTTTTTTCGCCAGCCCCGGCGTCGCCGCCAGTAACAGGACCAGGAACAGGGCGCGGATCACGACGACCAGACCGATAGTTTTTCGCGAACCCAGGCGTCGACCGCCTTCGCCGTTGGAATTTTATCGACTAGCGTCGTCAACCAGCCCAGGAATAGGCCGAATAAAAGTATCAATAACATATCCACAGTATTTCCCCCGTTGATTTAATTCCCGATTCCTTCCGCTTCCGGGTCCGTATCCATCCAATCGCGACCCGATTCCGGCGGCGGCAAGTTGGCCAGGACAGCCGACATTCGCTTCGATGCTTCGATCCGTCCGTCGACTTTAAGTTTCGCGCCGTCACGAACGTCCAGGAACCCGCCGCCCTTTTCGCTGCCCTTGCAGGCGTCCAGCGGTTGGCCACTATTGAAGCGGGCCAGCCCCCGCGTTTCGACGTATACGATCCGCCATTTTTTGCCCATTCGCTGGACTTGCAGTTTCGGAATTTGGTTTTCGGACATCACGTCCCCCCGTTCAGTTGTTTATTAATTGCCTCGATTCGGCGGCGTTCTTTTTCGTGCCAGCCTTCCCGCGATATTTCGGTCCGACGCCTGATCCATTTACCGAACAGGATAGACGACAGCCCCCCGGCGCAACTAGCCAGGGCGGCCAGGATAAAAATGTCAATGTTTGAGAATTCCAGCATCGGGTCGGATGGTAGCAAAAACCGCGACAATTATTCCGTTTTTATTTTGTCATTGTGGTCCGTGATGCATTTGACCAGGGTCCCACGGATGGCGCGCTGTTGGATCATATAGGCCCGCATTGCTTGCAGGTTTTCCGCTAACGACGCGTAAAGGTCAGGACTGAACCAGTAACCCCAAACCTGGTTCGGACCCAGGGCGACCGTCGGCGGCGTGTCCTTTAGGACCAGGGCGTCGGGCTTGTTGTTGACGGCCCCGCAAATGACCGGGACGGGTTCCGGCTTGATTACTATGTCGGCGGGCTTCGGGGATAGCAGTGAACAGCCAGGAAGGGCCAGCAGGAAAAACAGAGTCGCGCCCGCTTTCACTGTCGCGATTCCGACTCGATTTCGTCCCAAACCTTCGTCGTCGCTTTCCGCGCCATGCGTTCCAATAGGGTCGGCTTTGCTGCGGTAAGCGAATCAAGGCGTCGACGGTCTTCCAGGACTTCGGTCGTTGTTGCTTCTAGGTCGCGGGCGGCCTGCAGTTCCTTTTGAAGTATTTCCTGGCGTTCACTTTCTTTTACCAGGTCGCTTTCGAGTTGCGCGACCCTGGCGTTCGCCGTTTCGGCGGATATTTTTGACGCGACGGCGTTCTGTTCGGCAACGACACGGGCGTCGATCTGGCCGTTCACGATCCAGGCCCCGGCCCCGATCAGGCCGCCGCCCAGGCATACAACCAGGATAATGATCTGGATATTCACGTCGGTCCGTTCATATATTTATCGATCAACTTCCCCAGGACGATCGTGATCACGGTCAGGATCGCGGCGGGGAACCCGGCCAGGGCCAGGGCGACCGCCTGGTTTTCGACCGTTTCCCAATTGAACGCGATAAACCAATCGACGACATAAAACCAGGCATAGAAGAAAAACAGCGAAAACGCGCCGGTCAACAGCCGGGGCCAAACGCGCCATTTATTGAAATCTTCGGGGGTCATGGTCGGGCCGCCGCTTCCAGGGCTTCGACGCGCCTGGTCAGATCATCGACGCGGGCGTCCGGAACTTTGGCCGCCGCTTCCAGGCTGGAAACCTTCACGACGATTTTCGCGACTTCGACCTGGGTGTTTTGCGTGGTCAGGCCAACCCAACACAACAGGGCGACGACCAGGACAGTCAAGCCTGTTTGGGCGTGACGTTCGAAACCTGGGCCGGGTCGTTGCATATCGTCGCCGTTCATTGGTTGGCCAGTATGCGCTGAAACAAGCGGTCGCGCTGAATGTTCAGATCGGACAGCGATTTCCGCAGACCGACCAATTCACGTTCGTCGCCGTTGTTCCAGTTGACCCCGGCGTTCGTCTTTTCGCTTTCCAGGTCGAACTTGATATTTTCCAGGTCCCGGATTCGAAGGTCCAGGACGACCAGGGTCAACCCATCGACGGACCTGGCGGTCGATTGAACGGACGCCGTGTTCGCCTGGACGGTTTCCTGGAAGGCGTTGAACTGTTCGCCGAACTTTTTCTGGACGCCCTGGACGTCGACGTCGGTCGAATATTTTGTATCGATAATCGTGTCGCCTGCCGTCCATATGGCCGCGCCGAAGCCGCCGAACAATAATCCGATAATTGTGGCAATCGTTCCCCATTGGACCCCGGTCGATTGTTCGCTGAATTTCTTTTGCATGGGTTCCCCGTTAGTCGATTTCGTGTCGGACTGTCAGCTTCAACGATCCTTCGTCGCGGACAGCCTGGTTAAATTCGATGCATGATTGTTTTGTGCTGGACAAAAGGCGGTCGTTTGCTTCGTCGTAGGTATGCGAACAGCCCCCGCAGCCGACGAAGTTTTCAACCTCGTTTCCCTTGTGGGCCAGGATGCAAAGGAAGCGACCGTCGTCCGGGCGGCCAGGTGAATCTTCGAAGGCGTAAACGTTTAAATCGGGGTTAACCATCAAAAAGACTTCGCCATATTTCGCGGACGAAAACGGCAATAGATCATATTCGCCCAGGGGGACGCATGATTCGAAGGGCTTGTTCCCCAGGTCCGGGGGTTCGATGGTGTGCCAGGTTTTCCCGCCTAGCTCGATGACGCCGTGGGTTCCCTTTTTGCTTCGGTCATCGCGGACGCGTTCAATTGTCATTCGGTTCCCCGCTGGTGATTCGGGCGATCCTCACGATCGACGGGCCGACCTTATACCAAAACCGCCCTGCAGGCAAAAAAAAGCCCCGCCGACCAGGAAACGAAAACCGATCGACGGGGCCTTCCCCAGGCCGCGAGGATACCAACAAACGCGCGACCCTGGTCCCCCCTTTTCAGATCAAAGCGCGGGGGACCCTAGCGCCTTGAAATACTCGACCGGACATTGTTTCCGCATCGGACCCAAGTTAAAAGGGTTGATCAATGCCTGGTCGTGTTTTTTACCTCTGAAATTGTTTCGAACATTTTCAGCCGAAGCTGGTCCCGCATGGGTTTGGACCATTGTTCGTTCGGCGCGCCCAATACCTTATCGACGCCCTGGCGAACAATTTCCGCCAGGTTTTCGGAAACCATTTTCCGTTCGGCATAGCGTCCGGCTTCGAAGCATTTCATCGCCAGGATCAGGGCCAGGACCGACAGGACGAACCAACCAGCGACGACCAGGCCGATAATTTGCCAGGTGTTCACGAATCCAACCTGGTCGGGCGATCGGACCGGGCCAGCCGTTGGTCCCATAATTCGGACAGGCTGGCCTGTTCGGCGTCAGGCTGCCGGACCGTGAACTTCCGCGACCCTGGGTCGTTGAATGCAATTTGCGCCCATATCCCCAACGGGTCCCGCGTATACAGGCGGAAGGAATGAAGCGACAGTTTTTTGTCGATCCGGGCTTCGACCCATAACAGCACGTTTCCCAGGTCTTCCAGGACGAACGGAACGTCGACCGCTTCCGGGCCTGGGTGAAAGTCCGCGACCATTAACAGCCCCGGCGATCCGTTTATAGGGGGCTGCCAAAACCAATTGAAAATCGAATTTGTCATCCTTCCCCCCTGGCGCTGTAAGCGATCGCCATGTTCAGCAGTGAAATAAACCCGGCCAGCGCGGCGATAATGACGACCCCGATCCCGATCCATTGAAACGCCGACACGTCGCCGACATCGAAAAAATAAAAACAGTTCATAAGTCGAACCCCGGTTGTTTGCGGGCGTGAAGGACCGATTCAAGGGCGGACGCTCGGCGGCCCAGGTGGGCCATTCTGGAACGAAGGTCGGCGGCGGCGTTTTCGATTTCGCCGTCGGTCGCCTTTTTTACGATCTTATATCCCGATTGTGTTGAAAGGAATTGATTCGGATACACGGCGCAAACGGCCCGGATTTTCCGGCTTTCCATGTTCAGGTCCTTCGCCTTGTGGAATTCGCCATCGCGTAACAGGTCCCACAAATCCGCCCCGTCGTGTCCCGTCACCTTCGGCCCCTTCCTGGGCTGCGCCTCGATGACCGGATTGTCCGGCTGGTCCAGGCCGAAGGCGGACGCGTCAGCGATCGGGCGTTCGGGTTCGTCGACCAGGGCCGCCCCTTCGGCTGTCGTCATTTCCCCGGCTGGCGCGTCGACGTGGCCCCGGAAATCCGGTTCCGCGCTGTCGGCCTTCATGGTCCCCTGGTTGCATCGATCGCAACCGTCGCCAACCCTTAGCGAGTACGTCAGGACGCCGCAATAATCGCATTTAACTAGCTTTGCCATAGTGACCCCCTAAACGACGAAAAGCCCGTCAGCGTTCGACAGGGCGGGAAGGACCAGGGCGCATTCGGGCGACTGTTTAAATCCTTCGGCTGAATAGATCGAAATCCAAAATTGACAGCCTTCGCCACAACAGTCGACCAGGTGCATTTCAGGGACGACGATCCCGTTCGCTTTCGTGATCGCGACCGGGCGGGACATTATCGGACAGATTTGTCTTGACGGCATAGCGACCCCCTAGCGGACAGTTGTCGAAATCTTTTGATAGAACTTGCAGCCGAATTTCTCACGTTCGACCGCTTCGGCCCGACAGAAATCACGAAGGGCCGCCATGTTCGGGTCGATCATTTCCGGCCCGATAAGGCCGTCGGCGACAGCGCGGCAAAGCGCGACCACGTCCAGGACGTCGACCGTCCAGGTCTTATTGACGGCGGTCGTTGTCGTTTCGGATTTGACGGCGGCGACCTGGACCGGGGCGGCGGCCTTGACGACCTTCGCCTGGGCTTGTTCGATGACGGCTTCGGCCATAGGTGCGGCGTGTTCGCTGATCGACGCCAGGTCGGCGGCCAGCTTGCGGGCTTCGCGTTCTTCGGCTTCGGCTTCTTCGCGATCGGCCTTCGCCCTGGCGGCTGCGATCGCGTGTTGGGCCTGGGCGAAATTGTTCATTTTCCCTTTCGCCTTCACCAGGACCAGGTCGATCTGATCGCGCGGGACCTTGAACATTGCGTCGATGTCCTTCGCGACCGACTTCAACGGTTCGACCAGGGACAGGCGTTTCGTTTCCAGTTTCTTCCGCGATCCGTTCATAAATTTAACCAGGTCCGCGACGGTCCCCTGGTCGTCTTCGGTTTCGATTTCGATCCCGTCCAGCGTATCGTTGAACGTTGCGATATCGATCGCGATCGGACGAAGTTCGGCCTTCGCCAGTTCTTTATTGATGTTTATTTCAGTCGACATTTTCTTCCCCTGCAGGTTCCCAGTTTAAAAAGCTGTTCAGCCGTTCGGCCAGGAAAGCCTTCAACGGCTTTTCGTGGATCGATCCGGCTATATCTTGTTTCACGTTTTCAAGTTCAAGCTGTCCGGCGGCCCTTGCGATCAGGTCCGCGTAATACTGCAGCGGACGCGATTCGGCGCGCGTGATCCGTTCGTCTTTCAATTGGTCTTCGGTTACTTCCTCGAAACGTTCTTCGATCTTAGCTTCAAACGATCCTTGTGTCACTTCCGGCGCGACAAATTTATCGGCGGCGGCCTGTTCGATTTGCTTCCGAAGGCCGGGGTCCAGGTTCGACATTTTATCCAGACACCATTCCAGATAGTCCAGGGGAACGTCGGCCCAGGGCTGGCCCTTATGCTTCCCGAATGGGAACGCCTTCGCCGGGTCGATCCGTTCGGTCCCGTCAAACCGGACCTGTTCCTGGTTGTATGGATCGAACGGCGGTTCGTCGCCGAACGAATCCTTCGGCATGTCTTCGACGTCCTGGGTAAACACTTCGGACAATCCGCCAGCATTCAGGACGGCGTCGATCAGCCCGGACTTTTTGGCCATTTTGACGGACTTGTTCAGGTCGTTCGAATCCTGGGCCAGGTTACGCGCCCCCCAACCTTCGGAAATGATGTTCCCCGACTTGTCGACCAACTGGCAGCGAAGCGCGACCTGGTTGATTTGCTTCCCTTCGATCGCGGCGTTTTCGTACTGGACCAGCGTCGGCCAGATCGCGCGGAAGCCCATCATTCCGACGATTTTTTCGGCCCCTGGTTTGAACAGGGAATCCTTGCTGAAATGGTGGGGGTTATCGCAGAATTTCCCCTTGTTGCATTTGTCGCGTTTGACGACGTGAATTTTTCCATAGTCGACGCCTTCATGCATTTCGCCTTTGATCCAGGTCATTAAGGCCGTTCGATTTTCCCCCTGGCGTTTCAGTCCCGCCTTGAATTGGCCAGGGGCCAGGTCGAAGGCGTTTCGAATTTGGACCGGGGCGGGGGATTGGTTGTGGATTTCAATCGGTTGATCTGCCGGGGGGCTGTCGGATTTGACAACCGCCAGGGCTTCGTTTTGTTCGGTCATTTGATGATTACCTTTTTCGTTTGCAAAATAGCCCCTCGATTGTAGCTTGTAACGCGACAACCTTCCAGAATTTATTTGTCGGGGGAAGCCTGGATCGGCGTGAACGGGTCAGGGTTGGCCATACCGCGAACGTTACCCGAATCACAATCGGGGCAAGTGTAAAGGACGGGGATTCCTGGCTGGCGAAGGGCGCGCGGGATCGTTGGGTCGTCGGCGTCCGGGACGTGGCGAAATGTCGGCTTGTTAAAGATCGCGCCACAATCCCCGCAGCGCCAGCGTTTAACCTTTGATTTTTTCATTTGTTTATATCGTCGCTTCCAGGTTGATCGCGTCGACCGCTTCGCGTAGGTCTTCAATCGATCCGAATATTCCTTCGACGCCGTCCATAGTGATCGCGTGAATAAATGGGTCGTGACGTGATTCGCGTTCTGACGTGACATATAGGCCCAGGTCTTCATTTACCCGGCATTGCATTTTATAGCCGTTCGCGCCGTCCAGGAAGGTCACGGTCCGCAATAGAATATTTTCTGGTAAATCTATCACTTGATCAACTTCCGGGCGGCCTTGATCAAGTATTCGGACCGGGCGTCGACTTCCCCCCCGGCGTCGAAATAGTTGACCGCCTTTTTCAGGTCTTCCAGGTCGGGCAGCGATTCGACGGCGGATTCGATATCGTCCGCGAGGCATTGACCATCGCATTCAGCGCCGTCGTAATGAATCAAACCGGGTTCGAAAAAATCCATATAAGCGACCAGGACGCGGGCCAAATATTGAAGCCTGGATTCGCCTGGTTCGAAGTCGATCCGGATCATTGTTCGATCCGCAATTGTTCGGGCACGTCCTCGATGACCTGGCCGCCAGGGGCGAAGGCTTCAACCTGGGGGATCGAATCATGGATCGGGCCGCCGCGAATGCTTCGGTATAACGTCCGGGGCCGCCCCCAAAATTTCGACGTTACACAATGGACGCCTTCGATCTTCCCCAGGTCTTCCAGGTATTCGATTATTGTCTGGACCCGGCGACGGGCGACGCGGACCTGGCTGGCGATGTGGCGCGCGTTGAAAAACTTGTTCGGGTGTTCCTGGAAGTAAAGGAAAACCCGCGTTTGTGGGTCGTGTTCTGATTTCCATTTTCGCATTTTAAAGGTTCCTCCCGGATTCGCGTCCGCAGCGTTTACAGTACATTTTCGCATAATCATAAAAGCCGGAAACGCCGTGCTTCAATTGCGATTCTGTTGGCGGGATATCTTCGGCGGCCTTACAGGTCCAATCGTGGCCAGCAAACCAACAGGCGAACCAAATCCGAATCGCCTGGAACATTATCCGCCCCCTTCCGATCGGACGTTCGCGTCCGTCCCCAGGTCAGGACCTTCGACCGGCTTCCAGGAATTATTCGACGACCGCTGAAATATTCGACCGTAATTCGTCAGCGCGAAGATCGCGGACGACTTCGGCGGGGTCGTGATCTGGATGATAAATTCCGGGCCGCCCCTGGCCATGTCGATCAGTTCCTTCACGCGGACGGCGCTGAAATAGCGAACCTGTTCCCGCTGCGAATCGGGTCCGGCGGGTTCCTGGGGGATTGTCTTGGCGACCCGTGGGTCCAGATAAATTTCCGGGGGGTTGTCTGTCATAGTCTCGTTTCCTTTTTAGTCGTGAAGGGCGGCGGGTCCGAAATGTTGGGACCGTTCGAAATTGGAAAGTTCTTCCCAGGATCGCGGCGGAACATAACGCGGGGACGGGGCCGGACGATCGGGGACGAAGGCGGCGATCGCCGCGAATTCGGGCAAAGGATAACCAGGCGCAAATTCGGCCCCCCAGGTCGGGGAATTGTCGCGCCCGCATTTCGCGCAATGGCGGCGAATCATCGGCGGGTTTAAAACGAAATGAATCGTCCGGGACCCGCAGGCCGCGCACGATTCGAAATAGTTTTCTAGTTGCATCCTTTACCCCTGCAAAAGTAAAAGCCCTGACCAGGGCCGTCGATCGCCCTCACGGCGTCGATTTGGTTAAGCGATTACTGTGATAATCATAAAAGTTAATCGGCCCGGTCAGGGAAATCGTTATCAGGCCGCGCGGACCTGGTTGGAAAATTCTGGATCGTAGATTGTCGCCAGGGTGACGGCCCCCTTGTAAAGGCAAAACAAAGCGCGCGCGGTGTCCCGCCTGGGTTGGCTGTCCCCGTCTTCGATCCGGTAAAGTGTCGCACGATCACAACCCGCAAGCGCGGCGACCTGGTTCCCCGTTAAACCAGACTTTTTTCGGGCTTCGCGTAGGGTTAAAGTTCCCATTCGCTTTTCTTCCTCTCGTTGTTGTGTGGTCGTTTCAGGTCCAGACCGTAGCAAATAAAGCGACATAGTTCAAATTATATCGATTAATTGCCTTTTTTTTGCCTTTACCCCTGAAAAATCCCTGTGAAGTGTCGCGTTTACTGCTACAGTTAATGGAACATTAACTGAAACAGGAAACGAAAACATGAAATCACAAGTCGCACAAGCCGCCGCCATGATCCGCAAACACTTAAAGGCGAACAACATCGACGCCCGCGTCACTTCTAAAAGTTACAGCATGGGTTCAAGTATCAACGTCAACATAAACCAGGACGTCGTCCCGGCTGTTCGCGAAATGATCGAGACTTACGCAAAGGGTTTTCAATACGGTCACTTCGACGGAATGCGGGACCTTTATGAATACAGCAACACAAACGACGAAATCCCCCAGGCGAAATTCGTGTTCGTTCACTTCAATAATTCGGACGAACTGGAAGCCGCCGCCCGCGAATTTATGGGTCGCTGGAAATACGAAACTGAATATGAACTGGATCGCGCTGTTTGGTCTTTACTGGCCGGAAATGGTCAGTCGGACCTGGTCGCCGAATTCTGGAAAACTCAAAAGCCGCGCGTTCGTGTCGCGGCTTAATCCCCATCAACCAACATAGGAAACGAAACCATGACTACCAAAACAACCGACCAAATAATCGCCGACGCCGACAAATTACTGGCCCGCGTCAACCGCGTCGATCTTGACGACCAATTCGAAATCGTCCACGTCCGGGACCTGAACCCGCGCGAACGTCGCGGCCTTCGTGCCGTCGTTCGCCTGGTTCGCAATCGCGAGGCTTACAACGGCGTCACGTCGATCCGCTTCAAGCTGGAACGTTGTGGAAAATATTTTGTATCTGCAACCGTCACGACCCGCCGTTCGGATTGTGGAAAATATTCGCCCCGCGCGTTGATGTGCGATTCGCGGATTTTCTTTTTCATCGGACCGCGCGGCGGCCTGACAATGAAGTCCGTCGAATGTGGATTCGGTAACGACTCGAAAGCGCATTTCAAAAGAATGCTGCATTGTAAATAGCGCGGCATTTGTCGCGTTTTAAACTACACTTTAACCAGTACCAACAACAGGAAACCAAACCATGAAAAACGAAATATTAAATTACAGCCCGACAGCCCGGTCATTTGAAACTGGCCGATTTTATGACGAAGCCCAGGTTTTAGAATTCCGCCTGGTCCGCGCCGAATACGACAAAGACTTCGAAGGCTGGAAGCTGGTCTATTTTATGCGCGACCGTTCGCGTCACTTGGCGAAGGAATTGATTTTCCATTATTGCATTGAAGGCCGGGAACGTACCGGCGACGAAATCCTGGCGAAGTATGACGAAACCGACAACCGCGATTTAATGACGAACGAATTTCCGTTGATCCATTCGATCGACCTGGACGATTCGGCCAAAGCAAACGAAGCCGTTTTGAACACGGCGGCGGACGATTACGATTCGCGCGAATGCGGCGGCTATTCGTGTATTACGAATTTCGCGAACGATCGTCGGGTCGATGTCACTTGCGTCGTATTCGACGAAGTTCACGGTCATCTATTCAAGTTGAACCTGGACGATTCGGAAATCGACTTCGGCGACTATATAAACGCCGGGATTATTTACGGCGTCAGTCATCGACAGGCCGCCCTGGTAATCGACCAATTCCTTCGCGGGTCGCGTGTTCTGATTCCGGCGGCGTCAGGTTTCGCCCCTGGTCCCGAAGCCGGGTTCGTTGTCGAAAAGTACGCCGACCAAATCGCGAACGGTTCGAATAAAGATTGGTTACTTTACGACCTGGGGGGCGAATAACATGACGACGATCAAACGCCTATATATTGCGAAGAAGTTCAGCGAAGGCGAACCGTTCCGGTTTGCGACCGTGTACTTCAACGAAGGCCGGGGCGGTTGGATTTTTAACTGCAACCTACCAGGCCGACGTCCGTCCCGGAAAGCATGGTCGACCCCCTGGGGGGCGATCCCGCGTTGGGTGAAGGGCCAGGACAATATCCATTTTTCAATGATCACAAACGAGGTATAGAAACGATGACAACCAAAATCGAAAACACGGATATCGAAATCGAAGATATCACTTTAATCGGCGACGACGACATTTCCGTCCCGCGCGTCCTGGAATCGATCACTATAGAATCCGGGATTCACTATTCACTTGTTACAGACGACGACCAGCCCCGGCTTGATGACCTGAAAATCCAGGTCATTAAGGAACAATACAGCGGGACGTTTAAGCGCGCCGTCTTCGTGGCCGTCGTCGGCGGCCTGGGGATCGCGACGGAACACGATCGCGGATACTGGCCGATTCCTTCGTTCTGGTATAAGAACGACGACTTCGGTCAAGCGATGGATTACGCAATGGAATTAAACCTGGAAGTTTTCGGGATCGCCGAAGATGACGCGCATACCGTCATCGGTTCAACCATGCGACACGGGGGCGAATAATGAATAGGTATATAGAAACATCGAATTACAATCGCGACGCGCGGACCCAACCCGCGCCAGCGAAAACCGTGACGATTTACGGGGTCGACGAAGGCGAAGCCGATCGCGTGATCGAACTTCCGACGACCTGGGCGGTTTGTTCGGTTTGCAATGGTGAAGGGAAACACGTCAATCCGTCGATCGACGCGGGCGGGATCAGCGCCGAACAATTTCACGACGATCCAGATTTCGCCGAAGATTATTTCGGCGGTTCCTATGACGTTACCTGTTATCGCTGCAACGGTCGCACGACCGAAGCGGTCGTCGATTGGTCCGGGGTTGATCCCGACATCGTCGAAGCCTATGACGAACAACGCCGGATCGACGCCGAACTGGAAGCCGAACATCAAGCCGAAATCAGAATGGGGGCTTAGGTATGAAAACGAACGTCCCGATCGAACTGACGGACGACCAGCGTTCGCATATTGCGGACCTGATCGACGGCAAGCATTCGAAACGCCTCGCGACACGCCGGGAAATCGGCTTGTTACTGCGCGACTGTATCGACTGCGCCCTTCAACTGTCCCCTGGTGATGTCCCTGCAGGCGAACGCCTGGGGGCTGTCATCACGGACGACATTAATCGCGGGGCCTGGTCGATGGTCGGCCAGCCGCCCGCCCCGGAGTAAATGAAATGAGACACTTTAAAAAAGACCGCCCGAAATGGCAGCAAAAACTAACGGTCCGCGAAATCCGTCACCTTGAAGAAATGGGAATGTCGACCCTGGCGGGCGCGATTCGGAACGCCGAATTCCAGGCGGAACTTCGCGCGGATCGGATGATCAAGTTCCCGGAAAGTCCGGGGATCGCCGAACCGTGTTTCGATTGTAAGACAATCAGCCGAAAACTAGGGCTTCCGGTATGACTCCCGGCGGTTGGCTTTTTATGATCTTCGTTGCCTGTTTGTTTTGCGCCCTGGATTTTAAATCGATAAGCCGTTCCGGAACGGCACAGACGAAAAAAGACGTTCCGGGACGTTGCGAGAAAACCGGGAAAAACCGAAACACTTGACGCGACTTTTGCGACCGTGTAAAAAGAAAAGCCCCGGCGGGTGATCGACGCGCCGGGGCTTTTTTGTGGTGGGCTACTTTTGCAGGGTATTCACCAGGTCGAAATCTTCGCACGAAACAACCTTCCCTGCAAACAAAACCCGACTCGATTCGGTTATCCGTTCCGTTGAAAAATGGCGTCCAGGGGCTTTTATGAGAAAGCCGGGGGGGACGAAATACCCCTGGGCCGGTAATGTGACCAACGGCGACGAATGCGGTCTAGTTTCACAAACTGGTTTAACTTTTGCCCTGCAGGGGGTAGGGGGCCAGTTTGTTCCCAGGCTCTAAACACGATCTAGAAAGTGAATATTATTAAAATCTAACACTATGCAATTATGCAAAAAAAAGGGGGATCAAATGATATTTGAACAAATGTTGGAACGGGTCCGGGAAGCGAAAGCGAACGGGTTCGACGAAGCTGTTTTCGTTGGCCGTCTTCAAATGACGACGATTATAAAATGGGGTTATCTGAACGAACGGATCGGATACATTCCCGAACCTGCCGACGATTACCTGGAACACGCGGGCCGACCCGAAGTCGAAGGGCTTCCGGTTTACCTGGTCAATGCTCACGACTTTTTCAAGGTGGCGTAATGGCGACTAAATCCTGTAATTACTGCAGCGCGGGAATCACGTTCACGCAAAACGCGAAATTGAAGTGGGTCCCAACCGATCCGATAACCGGAAAGTTTCATCGATGCAAACTCGAACAAACTTGTATGGATTGCCGGGGGAAGTTCGAGGGCGCGCCCTGGATGACTCAATGTTCGGAATGTTGGAAGGCCGCCAATTCGAATTCACGCGGCGGCGGTCCGCGTCGACAGCCTGACAATCCGAAAAAGGAAAAGCCGCATCCAGGCCCGAAGGAACCCCTGGTTCCCCAGGACGATTTCTTCAACGATGTCCCGTTCTGATCATGGAAACTATCGAACAGGCAAAACAGGAACTTCGTCAATACTGGATCGAAGGTTGCATTTGCCCGTGTTGCGGCCAGGACGTTGTCCGATACGATCGACAAATTTATAAGACGATCGCGAAACAATTAATTTCGCTTTACCGGCTGAACCAGGGGAAGCCCGGTTTTTATCACGTCCGCACTATTGCGGCCAACATGCCGAAAGGGGGGCCGAAGGTCATCGGCGGCGATTTTGCGAAATTGCGATATTGGGGGCTGATCGAACAGGGCGACAACGACGACCCCGACAAGCGATCCAGCGGGACCTGGCGGATCACGGCGAAGGGGATCGACTTCGTCGAAAAACGAATCACGATTCCGAAGTTCGCATATACCTATAATAAAAAATGCGTTGGCATGGGCGGACCCCAGGTTTCGATTCTGGATTGCCTTCGAAAAGACAAATTCAAATACGGCGAATTAATGGGTTTCCTGATTTGATGTTTGGCAAACAAGGCCCGAACATACAAACAACGGGGGTCGAATGACTGTTGAACCTACCGGCCAGCCGGAAAGGGGCCAATTTAAGCCCCTGACCGCCGAATATGCCGATAAATTTGTTATTTGGTGCAAGGGCCGGGACTTCGGCCAGGACCGGGAAATCGCGAATAAGGACGTCCTGGACGTATTCGACGGATTTTCGATTGATGACGTTCGATGGTTGGCCCAGGCGATAATCCAGGCGAAGGTCATCCCGGACCTGGGGACAATGGCGCGGGCGATCCTTGCCCGCGATGTTGCGATCCTTCGATCAGACGATCGGAATCCCTAGCGCCTCGACCTGGGCGACCGTAGTCGTCCCGCGTTGGTACGCTGCCCGAATGTCCCGGACGCCGACAGGGTTCAACGTTGCGTTGTTGACAATGCTGGCGACGATTTCGGTATTCGTGACGCCAGCGACGCCGCCGATCGCGTTCATTTGCGCGGCGGCTTCGACCTGGTGGGCGACGAACTTCCGCAACCTGGAATAGACCGACTCGATTCGGCCTCGATGTCTGATCCTGTGCATATGTGAATTGACTGTTTTCATGGTTTTCCCCTTTGTGGTTTATGAATCGATCCAGGTATCCGCCGCGACCTTCACGATCCGCAGCTTCCCCCGGTCCGCAGTGATCGCCGCGATCCCCCTGGTCGTCAGGCCGGTCAATGTAAACGTGACGTTATTCGTCCCGCTGCGGTTGATGATATAGAAATGGAAGCCGATCGGAAGGTCGTCGCTTGAATCCTGGGGGATCGTGACGTCCCTGGCCGCCGCTGTCGTGTCTAGTTCAATCGTCGCGTTGTAATGGTCGCGGCTGATCGTGGCGTTCGCCGCAACCGTCAGGATGTTGTCGCGGACTTGCCATTCGACGCCGTCAAAAACCCGCTGTTTTCGAAGGTTCAGATCATAGACGGCCATTCCTTCGACCGGCGAAATAATGATCCAGGACGAAGTCGACGCGTTATAGACGGCCAGGGCGCGCGCGTTACCTGTCCAGGCGGCCCCGGACGGCGCGGTCCCGATGATATAAGCGTCCGAAATGACGGCGGCGGGTTGGGCGTTGCGTTCGTCGATGACCTGGCCGCCGATCGCGAAGGCGTCCATTGTGACAGCCCAACCGTCATAACCAGCTTTCCAGCCGTCGTCCCCGGCGTCGTAATCGTAATTTATCCCAAGTCTTAACAGTGCTGTTTGTGGCATGGTCGCCCCCTAGTTTTCAAAATGTTCCAGGTCCAACAGTAACCCATAGGACGCCCGCGCGTCGAATGTGAAGGCGACCGTTTGCGTATTCCGAAGGATATCCATTGATTTTATAAACTGCGTCGCTGGCGACCCCGTCAGGTAATAATCGGCCAGGTTCAATTCACAAGTATATAGACCGGACCCGTCGATCTGAGTTTTGAACCGGGTATAAATTCCGTCGCGTATCCCTGGCGACAATGCCGCGTCGCCGCCCGTGGCTATTTCGGTATAAGTGACGCCGCCCAGGGTGATAGTGTAAACCTGGCCCGCGACGACGTCGGTAAACCCGCCGATCGACGGGTCGCCGATATCAGAGAAAACGACGCGGGTCGTTTGCTGCGTCCCTTGTGGCGTGAACGGAACCAGGGGAACCGAAACCGTCGCTAGTAACTTGACCGGGCCGAACGGGCCTTCGAATATTGTGTTTTCGTCAGTCGATTCGAAATCGGTCGCGGCGACCAGTTCGAAGTTTTCGCGCATCATAACCTCAACCGACGGGCGGGCCGCCTGGATTCCGCCGGACCCGACCGGATTGAAGTTCGACCATTTGACGGACTGAATATATTCGGACCATTCTTCGGACGCCAGCTTGCGAAGCTGACCCATTAAATCGGACGGGAAGGCCGCCGAATATGGCGCGGTTGTCTGACCGAAGCGCAGCGGCTTTTCGCGGCTGATCCCCTGGGTTCCAGGTGCGACGTCAACCCCGCCCCAAAATATCGTCGTATCGTCCAACCTGGCCCCCGGTCCCCTGGTTCCGGCGATGTCGCGTTGCGTTGACAGGGTTCCGGCCTGGACTTGAAGTTCCAGTTTGTTCGCCCTGGGCGCGTCGGCGTTGTAACTGGCCAGCGCAGCCGGGGCCAGGACCGGCGTCGCCGGACTAGTCGACGGGTCGGCTTCCCATAGATCGAACATTACGATTTGATTTCGACCCGACGATCCGCCGATCGCCCGCATAACCGTATCGATCCGGGTTTGTGCCGTGTTATTAACGATGTCCCCGCCGATCGATCCGAAGCTGGACGACACTGTCAGGACGTTCCCGTCGACGACGGCCTGGACTTTGATCGGATCGAAGTCGCCCGCGATCAGGGTCGCGATTTCCAACAGGTAATCGGCGACGGTCGTTTTCCCGCCGCTGGTCCCGATCAGGTGATAACGTTCGTTCTGGCTGACGCTTCCGCCCAATTCCAGGAACGAAATATAAACGACCAGATCGTCGTCGCTGTCGAACACGCCCGACGCCGTAACCCGGAAAACGGATTGGCTGGTCACGCCTGGGATAGGATCGACAACGTTCGGGACGTCGCCCTTCGCCAGTAAAATCCCGTCAGAATCGCCGCCGAACTTTTCGTCCATTTTGTAGCCGAAGCCGTAAATATTAAACGGCCCGATCGTCCAGACCTGGCTTTCACCATTGACCGCGACCGACGACAGTTCCGCCTGGTATAAGTCCGTGACCGTATCGTCCGCGAACCCCGCCGCATTGTAAGCCCCTTCGGTTGCGCCGGTAGGTATGCCAGAAACGTCCAGGACGACCGTGTCGGCCCCGCCTGGGTCTTCGATGATCCGCAAGCGGAACGCGCTTCCGGCTTCCTGGGTGACGTGTGGATCGTCCCAGGCGGTCGCCCTGGCCTGGGCGAACTTATCGGACCCGGCCCAGGTCAGCGCCAACAGGCCGACCAGTTCAGCGCCCGACGGACTGCCCGCGTCGACAGGGAAATACCCGCCGCCAGGGGCCGCCGGATTTACTTCGACATCACGCGGCGGATAAGCCTTTCCAGCGCGTCCGGCAGTTGTTAAGGAATTGACGATCGTCGAAGCGAAAAGGAAAGTATCGAACGTTGTAAAAAGCTGGTTCCTGACCTTCCAGTTCTGCGACGTGTCGCCTTCGGGCGAAGCGTTGGCCAGCCCGGTCCCGTAGGTAAAAAACCAAACCTGTGCATTGTCAGCATGTTCGGCGGGCAGCGTATCCAGCGCGCCCCGGACCAGGTTGAAAATCGTATGCGATCCGCCGTTGTCCGTGATGTCGCTGAACAGGATTATTTCGTCGTCGATCATGCAGCCATTATTCAGGGCTTCAAGCTGGCCCGCGTCGATGTCGGTCAGCCTGGACAGGTCGACCCCATTGTCGACAATGAAACCGACCGCGTCCTGGAAGCCGTTAGTCTGACCAGCGTCCAGCGCGCCAACCAGCAAACCGAACGGGGTCGTCCCGTTGGTTGACGCCGGGGCGATAACCGAACTTTCCGCCGGGTCGGACGGGACGGTCGGGAAGTCGGCGACTTCGACGAACTTGTTATATCCGATTTCCTGGGTTCCCGATCGAACGACCAACGTCCCGACCTGGACGGCGATCGTATTGACCCCGGCCAGTTCCGCGTCGGTCAATACATAGGGAACTTCGAACAGCTTTTCGAACAGGGCCGGAAGGGCTGACGTGTCGGGCGGGGTCCAGATTGTATCCGGCGGATCGGCGAACGTGCCAGCGGTCGCGGCGAAAATGTCTTCCGTGAAGTCGATCGCGATCTGGCCCTTCAACAGGTTCCCGCGATTTATCTTAGTAATCCGAATCGGTAGCCTGATTAAGCCCAACCGTGACCAGGACCATTCCCGGACGTCGCCCGGTTTCAATTCGTATTCGGTCCGGTTGACGATTAACCGCCCGGTCCCGATCGGATACGATAACAAGCGCAGTTCGCGCCATGCCAGGGAATTCGCCAGGGATGCATTGTTCACGCCGGGGAAATTCACGTTCGACAGGCTGACGTTTTTAACGATGTCGATATTCGCCGAATCCTGGGCGACCGCGTAAGACGTTTTAAACGATTTCCGGGCGTCGGCAAATTGAACGCTGACAATGTTGGACGTCGAATTCCAGGAAGGTCGGCGGAATTTCTGGACTTCCAGGACGTTCGATTCATCCAACAGCGGAAGCGTTCCGGGCGTGTAGTCGTCGCGGATCAAAGTGAAATTGAAAACCCCGGTCAGCGGTTCCTGGACCAGGACGCCGTCGACTTGTTCTTCGATCGTGCGGATCATCCCCGCGACTTCCTGGACCCGGTCCCAAATAAAGGCGAATCCATTTCCTTCCGTTTTCAGCGTCGCGGCGGCTGCGCGCATCCCGACGACGTTCAACTGGATCGCGCCCAGGTTCAAACCCCATTCGGCATTCGTCAGAATTTCATAAATGACATTCATCGGATTACAGCCGTCGTTTATTATTTCGTCGCCTGGTTGCAACCCGGCCAGGTTCAGGCCGTCGGGGAAGCGCGCCAATTCGAATTCAAAATTCCGAAGCTGCGGGGAATTCCCGATCCAGCCCTGTTTGAAAACGATATACGCCAGCCCCCGATAAGCGGGAAGCGGGGATTGAAATCCTGCTAAATATGCGTTTGTGCTTTGCGTCGCTGAACCGTCATAAATTTCCGCGTTGATGCGAAGGCCGCCCTGGCCAGGGGCGTCTTTTTCGCCGAAATGGTTTTTCACGTCGATCGTGAACGCGGTCCCGCCGCCGGACGGATTAATCGCGGCTTCGGCGTTCGGACCTAGCGGCCCCCAGACATACGAATCATCGTTCCTGATATTGCCTAGTTCGTCCAGGGGGCCGGTCAGCGGTCCCCGGCAAAGTCCCAACTGGACGCCCAGGTAATATTCGAAGCCTATGGTCACGTCTTCGGAACTGAACATTCCGGTCGAAACTTCTTCTTCGATCTTTTCGGTTTTTAAATCGCCGTACCAGATCACGTTCGGGCCTTTGATATTGATCCGCCCGAATATGATCGGGATTACTCGGCCTTCGGTCGCGGTCGGAACCTGGAAGTCGCCCAGGGTCGCGGGCTTTGCGTTTTCCAGGTTTGGCTTCGGCCTTAATAGTTCAGTGATCAGGAAGGTCGCGACATAAACCAGCAACATCGTAAAAAACGGCATTACGAACCCCCGCGAATCGTGGACCCGAATGGATTTTTGACGGGAACGTAAGGCGTCCCGCCGAAATTGATCACGTTCGCGAATTTCGTGTTACAGGTTCCGATATCATGCGCGCAGCCCGCGAAGACGTCGACATTCTGGCCCAGGACGTCGGACGCGAAGTTCGACAATAGCGTCAACGTGTCGGACGATTGCGCGACGACCAGGCGTTGATCATCGTTTCCGCCTGCAGGGAAGGCGACCCAACCGCCGACCGCCCAATCCGAACCATTGCCGACGACGCCGTTCACAGTGACCGTTCGAAGCGTTTCGTCTATGCCCGACAAAAGTCCGACGTGCGTGAATGACCCCCTGGCGATCTTGCATTGGGCATCATATAAAACATGATTACAAAGGCTTTGATAAGTGTATCGGGGGGCCGATCTTTTAAACTGACTAGTAAACGGTTGAAGGGTCAACGTCGCTTCCAGGCCGCCGTCGAATTCCGCCTGGGCGATGTAGCCTTCGAACACGACCAGGACTTGTTCAGCCGGGTCCGTGAAATGCGCCCGGTATATGATAACGTCGATCACCTTCCCCGGAACGTTCGGGATATATTGCGACGCGATCGGGTTATCCAGCGGCATCCGAATTTTTAAATCATTGATCCCGGTTTCGATCGCCCGTTCTATATTTTCGCGGCTGATTTGCGTGGTCAACCAGGTCGACCCGTTGAAAGTAACGTCCTGATTAAAGTTCGTGAACCGGCTGACGACCGCGCCCTGGGTGAACTGGTAAAGTTCAATTAAGTTGCCATCTTCGACACTGGTTTCGAATGCGTCAAACGTCACGCCGGGACCCCTATCAAATTAAACTGAATTCGTGATTCGCCTGGTCGCCCGTGGATCAGGTCGACCTTGTCGCTATCAATCCGGCATAGTGTCACAAATTCGACCCGATCCAAATTCGCAAGCGTTATTCCTGGGCTAACCGCTGGCGAAAACGATATCCGTTCGACGGTTGCGCTTTGTTCCTGGCTTGCCGTGATCTGGTGAACCGACGGGGTTCCGCTTATCGGCACAAACCGAAGGTCAGATCGCGGCGTCACTTCCTGAATAAAATTCGTGAAACCGAAATTTTGAACGTCGATAAATGTCGCCGTGTCCAGGACGTCGCCGATCGGCTTCAAATCGGTCCGCCCGGTCGGGACGTAAAACGACAACTGTGACCCGCGCAAATAATGCGCTAATTGACGCCATTCGAAAACCTCGTCGAATGATTTCGCTTCGAACCCGAATTGATAGATCGGCTTTCCTTTGGTCCAGGGCGAATACTGAATCGGCGGCCCGGTCAGGACGTCCAGGCGTTCGACCCGGCGGCGGTTGCCTTCCCCGATGGTCGCGCCCCCCATGAAATTAAACCCGTCCAGGATCGGCTTCGGGATGGTTTGGCCGACGCCCTGGTAAGTATTAAACGCCCCCAGGCTGGCCAGGTCGACATTGTCCAGGATTTCGAATTCCATTTTGAAATCGGACGGCCCGATCGCGAACCTGGTGTTCGACAATGCTGGCCTGGTGTAAGCGGTTCGGACCGGCATGACACTAGCAATTCCCGCCGTGAATGCTTTCGCGAATGGCGTTTTCGTGACGATGTTCGTCGCCGTCAAGCTGGCGATTTCCAGGACTTCGAAATGCTGGTTCGACTCCCAAATCATAACCAGGGAATCGACCCTATAATCCGCGGCTGACGTGTCGACGTCGAAGTCGGTCGCGGCGATCAAAATGTCGCTATCCAGGGGACGCTGTTCGAACCAAATCGGAACGCCAAAAACGCGCGCTTGCCAATCGAACAAGACGGCGTTTATCTGGTCACGGGTAAGGCCCGCATCGGTCCGAACCGTGAAGGTCATTAACTGGCGCGGGACGTTGCGAACCTTAACCCGCTGTTCGCTGCCGTCGTTGTTCTTCAATATGTCCGTTTTGAACTGCAGCGATTCGCCGATCGGGGCCTGGGGAATATACTGGAAAATAGTGATCCTGTTCCCCGTCACGGGGACCGGAATGGTTTCGCTTTGCGGGGGGCCGAATGTGAAATCCAGGGTCCCGGAAATCGACGGCGGGCCAGCGGTCGAAATCTGAACGTCGGCGATAAAGCCTTCCGTCGCGACCAACGGAAACGGCAGTCCTGGAAGGTTGGTCACGTCAACCCCGACCCCGACGTTATTGACGAAGGTCGTCCATTGAACCGTTTGTCGGGGCCGTCGAAAGCTATTATATATTTCGATCGTTCTGACCTGGGTCGACAACACGTTCCCCAGGGCCAGCGATGTCGGGAAGACGACGATCTGTTCGAACCATTCAGCGCCCAGGCCGACGGCCAGCCCGCCGCGTTTAACGGACGGGATTTGTTCCAGGACGGTCTGTCGGTCTACCTTATGCGCCGGGATAGCGCGACGATTAACTTCACGCGACAGGGCCAGCCCCGCCCCGCCGCGTCCCCAGGTTGTGTTCGCTGTCGCTGAAACTGAACGCTGGAAAAATGAAAGGCGACGCCCGTCGCGCGAACCGTCCGTTAGTCCGATTTTACCAGCCGGGGCGCGGGCCAGGGGGACCGGGTTGTTCGGCGGGTCCCAATATGCCGTCGTCCCGATCCCTGGTATATAAGCCCGATCGGTCGAAACCTGCCCGACCTGGTCGTCCGGGGCTACGGTTCCAGGAACTAAAAGAGTCGGGAAGTCGGTCATTGTTTAAGCGTTTTCGCGCCGGTATGCGGTCCCGGCGTTCCAGCTTTCTTCCGTGTTGTCTAGGTCCATTTTTTTCACGACCCAGGGGAAACAATACCAATCTTCGCCCGCGACCGTCAGGACTTCGCCCGGTTCAATGTTTGCCATATTAACCATTCTGACATCGGGCTGCGTCCCTAAAAGCATAACTTGATCAGGGGCCGGGGTAGTATTCGCCAAAAATGCAGGGATCGGGATCAAAGGTTTAAACGCGGTTAATTGTGAAAGCCGATAATGTGCGAAGCCGCCGCCTGGACCGCCAGCCCGCGAACAACCGTATCCCCGCCCGCGATCGGTCCCGGCTCGATCCTGGCCGACCGGCCAGGACGACGCCCCGTTCATTATCATCCAGGTCGCCCCGCCGTCCAGGGCGATCATTTCGTCCAGCCCTTGCGCCTTCATTGTCGCGGCGTAGTTCTGATTATTCGGCGCGGCCCCGTCGCCGAAGCCGTAAGCGTGGCCGCCGTTATTCGGGTCGTCAATCGTCGTTGTACCTTGCCCCCAAAAGTGACCATAAGTATATTCGCCGCCCGAATAACG